GGTATACCACAAGGATTCCGAGATAATCATGATTTCGAAGGAGCCAAGAAGATGTCTCCCGAGGAAGCCAAGGCTAATGCCAAAGAGATCGATGAAGCCGTACGTCAGGGGGCTATCGTCGCAGGTAAAGTAGGAACAGGTGATGAGAGACACCTCAAAGAGTTGCTCAAGCCAAAGATAAACTTTCGTGAAGAGATACGTGAGTTTGTTACGGTCAACTGTTCGGGCAAAGACTATGGCACTTACAACAGACTTAATCGTAGATACTTGCAGTACGGTATCGTCATGCCATCTACTGTCAGCGAAACGATTGAGAGCCTGATGTGTGCCAATGATATGTCTGGTTCTGTCGGTGAGGCAGAGCAGAAAGTTGTGATCGGGGCAACAGCCAAGGCCGCAATGGACGTAACTCCGGAGGAACTGCACGTTGTCTATTGGGATACAGAGGTGTCTGGACACGAACGCTACGAGAGGGACGAACTGGACACAGTAGAGGATACTACAAAACCTCGTGGCGGTGGCGGTACTGACCCTCGTTGTCTATCACCTTTCCTACGTGAGCATAACATCAAACCAAATGCGTCTATCGTTATTACCGATGGTCATGTTGGTGGTAAGTGGGGTGAGTGGGATCATCCAGTGTTGTGGGTCATCGTGGACAACGCGGGTTGTGTGCCTCCCGTAGGTAAACATATCCACGTAAAGAGTTCGGAGTTACGGTGATGGAATACTTTACTATGCTAACGATAGGTTACACCCTTGTGGAACACCAGATGTATCTTACTGTCTGGTTTCCTAGCGAAGACGCTTGTTGGAACGTACTGCTAAATATCGGTGGGTTCTACGATCAAATTAATGCAACTGAAGGTCATTGTGATGTAAGCGAGGTCGCATCACATATCGTACGGCCTAAACTTAGACCTTGGTAAGGAATGAACAATGACAATACTAAAGGAAATATACAAACCTATCTGTGACTTGGACTTGAGTTACGAGGAGTATGGCGATGGTGAAGTGCGACATAGTGCTGAGACTTGTGCCTTTCGTAAGGCAGTTGAGAAAGCCACAGGCTACAAGACATGCTTTCGTGATAATGATACTGCATGGGTCTATCGTGAAGGCGACAACTTTACATTGGGCTACATTGGTCACATGGATCTTACATACTCTGGTACGGATAATACAAGGTACAATGTTGTATCCAAGAATGTAGTAAACAACAAGTATGGTTCTGGACAGGCTCAACACCACCTGTCTTCTGCATTGCATGTAGACAAGGCTGTGAAGAATGCTCAAAGGTATCTGCGTCCGTGGTCACCTGTCGAGCATATCGACATAAGCTTCGGTGGGTTCAGACGAGACTGGAACGATGTACAGTATCAGGCCGATAACGCATACAGCGGTAAACTAAACGAAATGACTAAAGATATCCAAGGACGAGGTAATACGTTTAAGGAGTTGGGTCATCTGCTAAAGAGTGGGTACACGTTTCTGTATCCTTCTGTGCGTGTTCTGATTGAGGAGATCCATGAAGCACTAGCAGAGAAGAACGAAGTGAAGCAACGCCCGAAGCTACACAAGTTTATCTACATTCGTGAATACTTTGGAGAAGAGCAAGCGGCTAAGTTTCAAGTCAATGCTGATGACTACTGGTTCGATCTAAAAAAGTATCAGGCAGACCACAAGCAAATTCAGTGGATCAAGTCTGATGATCTGACCGAAGACGAAAAACGTAAGATCTCATCATTGTCTTTCGGGGATAATGGTTTCTACGTTGATGGTGTTGGCTACAAGGCGGCAAGTAACTGTTACTACATCGTTCCAGAAGAAAACTGGAAACCTGATCATACCATATCATAGGGAGACAAGTATGAGTAAAGATAACATGAAAGAGTTGCAGAAAGTTGTGACACAAATGTCTTTGAATATTCTACGAATACAGAATGATCTACGTAACTTTGTCAGAGAACAAGAAGATATCAATGCAGAGTTAAAACAGCAGATCAACCGTAGACCTGTGGATATGACACAAATGAGGGATGAACTATTTGACGATGTAAACGAGCAAATCTCGTGGAGATTATCTCAGAAGGTGTCTGAGTTTGATGGTGTTGTTAATAACTTTTTTGCCAACGCTAGGTTCACACCTGATGCCAAGGTATCTGACCAATTCGACACTGACGTTAAGGTAGAGAAGTAAAATAATAAGGGGCGCGGTGGATTTAATATCGAAAAAAAGGAAACGCCGCGCCCCTCGCTCTGATATCACAGATCTAAGCAATTTATTTATAGGTTGTATTTTATTTAGAGTCAACCTATATTTTACGTATGGATAATTTATATCACGTATCGATACGTACAGACACATCTCATATAAAAATTACAAGTATTGATAAGTTTTCTCTTGAAAAAGATATTTCAGGGGTATATATGTCGGAAACTGATTTGCCCGAATGGGTAAGGAGAAAACTGTCGGCACTCTCATTTTGTGATTGGGGTAAAAGATCGACAGGCTCCATAGACGGTGTCGGGAAGCGCATAAGTGAACATGACTTTTGGATATACAAGTAAACACGTTCTGTTATCGTGGTCGATAACAAGTGCTATACCAGTTATTTTGAATAGCCCCAGACAGCGGTGGGCGGGTTTTTTTCCAGTAGGTTGTTTTCCCGAAAACACTGTCAGTGCGGAGAATTGGGTTGGTTTGTTCATTACCAAGGAGACCGCACAATGAACACACTACGTAAAGAACTTGAAGAAGAAGAACAAGCGTTACGTAAGATCCGCGCTAACAGGTGGTATAAGAAACCCTCAAATGGCGGTAAGAAATACACTCAAATTTTTTACGTGTCTGATAAAGATCTAGAGAATTGGGATGACGTAGATCTGGATGAAGTAGACGAGTTTACTTCGTCAGCAATCATCGACAAGAACTTTGATCGTGTTGGTGAAGAAGAGATAAGCAACATTGTCGCGTGTCTGAAGTCTGGTTTAGACGTGTCTGTGTGTGATAATGTTTTTACTGTACCGGCGAATGCACCTATCGAAGACATAGAGGTCACAGTAGGTAAGAGACGTAGCTACGACAAAAAGTTAGTTAACGTCATATCTGCCGCTCATGCCAAAGGTATATCCGAGTGGCAGAAGAGAATACCGTTCATCAAATTACAGAGGCGTTTGAATAGGGATAAGCAGTATGCGTTTCGTCAATTCCCTGACAAAGATAAAAGGAGAGCAACAGGTATGAAGTATGCACTTATTATGAGCAATGTGCCTTTGGGTAAAGAAGGTCACACGATACTGTATTTCCACACGCTAAAAGAAGCTAGGGCAAAGATGCGTGAATTTATAGCAGACTATGGGTATGAACAGAAACATCTAGAAGTAATGAAAGCTGTGTGAGGGTAAAATGGTAAAAGAAAAACATCAGCATGAAAGAACCCAAAAAAGAATGGGCTTTACTAAATTAAAAGAACGTCAGCCTCAGAGATTTGCTAAACCAAACAAGGCTGAGTTGGTACAAAAGTTAAAAGAGATAGCTAAAAGAAATGACACCAGAAGCAAAAGTAAAACGTAAAGTTACGAACAAGCTAAAAGAAATGGGTGCGTACTATTTCTTTCCGATGACAGGTGGGTATGGGCGTAGCGGTGTACCCGACATTGTTGGATGCTACAGAGGTAGGTTCTTTGGTATCGAAACAAAAGCGGGAAATAATAAACCCACAGCGTTACAGATGAAAAACCTGAAAGATATTGATAGTCAGGGAGGGATAGCTCTGGTTATAAATGAAGATAATCTATCCAGTATAAATGAACTATTGAGGGAAGATAATGCAGAGTTTAACAAAAGCGGAGGAAGCGGAGTTACGGTTCCTACGTAACGAAGTAGACAAATATGAAGTAGAAAATAATCGATTGGATAGCCATCCAAACGTCAAGAACGATCTAGCAAGAGCAAGACGTGAGTTAAAAAAATACGTTAAGAACCTGCAAGAAGCAGGAAGACACATATACTGTTAATGGGAGACAAGTATGGGTAAGAAACAAGAAAAGGCGTGGAAGTATTTATTAAAAAACAAAAGCGCAACAGCTAGAGAACTAGCGGATGCCGTAGGTATATCCTATGGGTATGCACTGAGCATTAAGAAAAAAATTGGAACACCACAAGAAATATTAGATGCTCCAAAGAAACTAACTAGATCCGATGTACTGGATACAGCAAAGAATTTAGTTAACGGAGATAGAGCCGAACAGCATGGCGATGCCGAGAACAACTTTGTACTTATGGCGGCATACTGGAACGCCCACCTTGGACTTAGAGATTTCATATCTGTTGATGATGTACCGATCATGTTGGCCTTGATGAAAGTAGCAAGGCTACATGGCGACGGCACAAAGAACATAGACAACTACGTAGATGTCTGTGGGTATATGTCCTTGGGCGGCGAGATCACTCAACTGTGAACTTTGTAACCCTAGACTTCGAAACCTATTACGATAGAGAGTATTCGTTACGCAAACTAACGACTGAGGAGTACGTGCGTGACGAAAGGTTCGAGGTTATAGGGCTTGCAATAAAGATAGGTGACAGACCTACGTTTTGGATAGAGGGTGCTGCACGGGTCAGGAGTTTCTTATCAGAAGCAGACTTCTCTGGGTGCGCTATCCTCTGTCACAACACGATGTTCGACGGTGCGATATTGAACTGGCTATATGATGTACGTCCGAAAGTTTGGCTTGATACCCTGTGTATGGCAAGAGCATTACATGGTGTAGATCAAAGTGTATCGCTAAAAAACGTAGCCGAAAGATATGGTGTTGGAGTCAAAGGTACAGAAATACAGAACACAATGGGTAAACATATAGGTGACTTCACTACCGAAGAGTTATCTCGATTTGCTGAGTATGCTATAAACGATGTTGATCTGACATATGACATATTCAAACTGATGTTGCCCAACTTTCCCCAAAAAGAGTTAGAACTAATAGACCTTACATTAAGAATGTATATTGAGCCAACGCTACGTCTTGATTTGGCTGCGCTACAAGAGCATCTTACCGAGACACGTTTACGTAAAGACACGTTGTTGGAAGAAGCAGGAGTAGCGAAAGAGGAGTTGATGTCCAACCCCAAGTTTGCCGCACTGCTAATAAGTCTTGGTGTAGAGCCACCCATGAAAGTAAGCCCGACAACAGGGAAAGAGACATTTGCATTTGCAAAATCAGATGAGGGGTTTAAGGCGTTAGCAGAACATGAGAACGACAAGGTGCAATCTCTAGTTGCCGCTCGACTGGGTACTAAAAGCACTTTGGAAGAAACACGTACAGAGAGGTTTATATCTATTGCGAAGCGTGGGCTGCTCCCTGTACCCGTCCGTTACTATGCCGCACATACAGGGAGATGGGGTGGAGATGACAAGATAAACTTACAAAATTTACCAAGCCGTGGGGTCAACGGTAAGAAACTAAAAAAGAGTATCAAGGCTCCAGTCGGTCACACTCTTATAGATGCAGATAGTTCTCAAATCGAAGCACGAGTATTAGCTTGGCTATCCGAACAAGATGACTTAGTTAGTCAGTTTGCTAACGGTGAAGACGTCTATGTAAAGATGGCTAGTTCTATCTACGACGTCCCCGAAGACCAAGTTACCAAAGATCAAAGATTTGTAGGAAAGACTACGATCTTGGGCGCTGGGTACGGTATGGGGTATATGAAGTTCGGAGCGCAACTCAAGACCTTTGGGTATGAAGTACCCGAGGCGGAGGCGAAGCGGATTATATCTGTATACAGAGAGACGTACCCATATATCGGAGATTTATGGCAAGCGGCAAACAGGTGTATAAAAGAAATGCACAACGACAGCCTGTTCAAGTTTGGTCGATCTGGAGTGCTTGACGTTAACGTGCCTTCCCGGTCAATCGTGTTGCCATCACAGCTAGAGATGTCTTACACTGATTTAGATGCTAGCACGGAGGGCGGGCGAACTGAGTATCATTACAAAACACGCCAAGGTCGCACTAGAATATATGGTGGCAAGGTAGTCGAGAATGTATGCCAAGCTATTGCTCGTTGTATTATAGGGCATCAAATGTTACAAATAGCTAAAAAATATAGAGTAGTACTAACCGTCCATGATAGTATCGTATGTTGCGTACCTGACCCGCTCGCTGCGGAAGCACAAGAGTATATAGAGAGGTGTATGCGTACGACACCTGATTGGGCCGGTGGATTACCCATAGACTGTGAGAGTGGTCTGGGTAAGAGTTATGGAGATTGCGAATGACAACTTGGTCGTTCAGTAGATTAAAGTCTTTCGAGACTTGCCCCAAACAGTTTTACCATGTGACTGTGTTAAACGAATATCCTGTTGTTCAAACAGACGCGATGGCGTATGGAACTGCAATGCACAAGGCGGCAGAAGATTATGTTGGGGAGAATAAACCACTCCCAGACGAGTTTATGTTTGTTAAGGGAACTCTCGATGAGCTGCTGGACATTAGAGGTACGAAGTTAACTGAGCAAAGATTAGGACTTACCAGAGACCTGAAACCTTGTGGCTTCAAAGACAAAGATGTCTGGTTCCGTGGTATTGTAGATCTCGCTATCGTAGATACGTTAGGAGAGCGAGCGTGGATTGTAGATTACAAGACAGGCAAATCTACAAAGTATGCCGACAAAGGACAGCTTGAACTTATGGCTCTAAGCATCTTTAAAAAATTTCCAGATATAAAACATATCAATGCCGCACTGTTATTTGTTGTTGCTAATGAAATGATAGAGGCCGAGTATAAAATCGAGAGTAGTTTTGATTTGTGGGGGAAATGGCTAAAGAAGTATGCTAGAATGGAAAAAGCATATGAGACAGATGTATGGAACCCGAGACCTTCAGGGTTGTGTTACCATCACTGCCCCGTACTAGAATGTGTCCACAACGGAAGGAACTAATCATGCCTTACAAAAATAAACCACGACCGTATAAGAAAGAGTACAAACAACAGAAAGCCAGAGGCGAACATGAGGACCGCATGGAACGGCAACGTGCGAGGAGACGTCTGGATAAAAAAGGTGTGAATCGCAAAGGTAAGGACATTGCACACAAAAAAGCATTAAGTAAAGGTGGCTCAAATAAAGATGGTTACACTCTACAAAGCCCGAAGAAAAATAGAGCCGCAGGTGGGCGTATGAGTAAAAGACCGAAGAAACGTTGATGTTATCGACATTGATAACAAGGAGAACAATTTGGGAAATACAATGGCAAAACCAGTTACCACGCTCATTGATGAGTTATATGACTGGACAGGGGAGCATGATCCCTTTGAACATCAAAGAAAGACAGCGGCCTTTCTAAGCGAACATAAAAAAGGTTTTTGTTTTAACGAACAAGGCACAGGAAAAACTGCCAGTGCTATTTGGGCGGCAGACTTTTTAATGAAACAAAACATTCTACACAGAGTGCTAGTAATATGCCCCCTGTCGATCATGGATAGTGCATGGCAAGAGGACATACAGACCTTTGCACCGCACAGAACATCAGACATAGCACACGGAGATAAGGCTAAAAGAGAAAAAATACTGTTCAGCAGTGCGCGTTTCGTAATGATAAACTATGACGGTGTTAAAATTGTAGAAGACTCTATAAAAAAAGCAGGGTTTGACCTTATAATTGTAGACGAAGCTACACACTATAAGAACTCACGATCACAACGATGGAAGGTGTTGAACCGTATCGTTGAAAAAACGGGGTGTGGTCTGTGGATGATGACGGGTACACCTGCGGCACAGAGTCCATTGGATGCGTACGGATTAGCCAAACTTGTAGACCCAATAAGTGTGCCGAGGTTCTTTACTGGGTTCAGAGATCAAGTTATGCAACAAGTATCTAGATTTACGTGGGTTCCAAAGCCATCAGCCGTACGCAGAGTTCATGCCGCTTTACAACCTGCGATTAGGTTTACAAAAGAACAATGTATGGATTTACCCGATATGTTGTACACGAAGCGTAGAGTGGCACTGACCCCACAACAAAAGAAATATTACGATAAATTAAAACGGGAAATGGTACTAGAGTTGACGGGTGATAGTGTAACGGCAGTAAACGCTGCTGTAGCACTGAACAAACTCCTACAGATAAGTTCTGGTGCGGCATACACAGATGATGGAGGTGTCATAGCGTTCGACATAGACAACAGATATAAAGTGTTGAAAGAAGTCATAGACGAGACTGAACACAAGGTGCTTATCTTTGTGCCGTTCAAACATACCATACAAATATTAACTGATCGTTTACGAAAAGACGGTATAAGCACAGCGATCATTGAAGGAGCTGTAAGTGCCACAAAACGTGCAGACACGTTTAAGAGATTTCAAGAAGAGGAGGACCCCCGGGCCTTGGTTATTCAACCACAGAGTGCCGCGCATGGAGTAACTCTTACAGCGGCAAACACTGTAGTGTGGTGGTCGCCAACACCTTCTTTAGAAACTTATGCACAAGCGAATGCTAGGGTACACCGCGCAGGTCAGAAAAACAGATGCACAGTTATTCAGTTAGAAGGCTCTGTGGCAGAGCGTAGGATGTATGCACTACTTGACAAGAAAATAAACGTACATGCACAAATTATAAATCTTTATCAAGAATTACTTGACTAATGTAAGTATTGATACTATTTGTCATGTATTATAATAAATCGGAGAACAAAATTGTCTGTATCTATAGAAAACTTAACCAGCGCCTATTTAAATATTAGAGCAAAGCGATCAGAACTTTCTGCTAAGTATAAGAAAGAAGACGCTGAACTTATAGAGGCACAAGAACAGCTTAAAGCAGCATTGCTAAATTACTGTGACGAGCATGGTGTTGAGAGCGTTAGGACTGCAGAAGGTCTAGTATATAAAACAAGCAAGGAAAAATATTGGACTTACGACTGGGATCATTTCCATGCGTTTGTTCTAGAAAACAGATGTCCTGAATTGCTTGATCGTAGGATAAATCAGTCCAACCTACGAGAATTTCTTGAAGACAACCCTGAGAAACTACCAAAGGGTTTAAATAAATCTGTAGATGTATCAGTAACAGTAAGGAAGCCGAGCAAATGACAGAGAATAAATATGTTGAGATTACTAAAATATCAGAGTACTTTGGAGTCTCAAATGCAACCGTGCGAGGATGGGTGAAGCATAATAGAATACCCCGTGATTCGTACATAAAAGTCCCTAGCGATAGTCACCCGACTCTTCGCTACAACCTAGCGTCCATAGAGGCGCATTTTACACAAGGAGAACAAGATGGCGAATGAAACCTTTATCATTCCAAATGTAACTGCAATGTACCCGAAGATCGATAAAACATATCGGTACAAGGAAAAAGAGGGTGAGAAAGGTGGTTGGGTCGAATGCAAGCCCACCGAAGCAGGTGCAATATATAAGATAAACTTTATTATGAAGCAGTCTTTGGCTGAAGACTTGTATACACGTATGGAGAAAATCTATGCGGAAGGTCGTAAAGAAAAATGGCCTGAAGAACTAAAGGCTCCTACTGATATATTTAAGGAGACCGATGACGGTGACTGGGAAGGGTCTGCTAATATCAAAGGTCAATACAGTAATAGAATTGTGCCTGTGCCAGACCAGTTTGATGCTGACGCTAATTTGCTACCAAAAGATTTCCAACTTACTAGCGGTAGCACTGTTAATATTATGATAGAGTTTGTGCCTTATGCCATGTCTAAAGATAACTACGGTGTGTCTCTAAGATTACGTCAGGTACAAGTTATTAAGCTTGCAGAACGTCAGATATACACTCAGTTTAAGAAAGTTGAGGGGGGTTTTGTTGCAGGTAATGAAACCACACCATCCTTCGGCGCACTTCCAGAAATCGAAGACGGTATGGAAGACGTCAAGGAGCCAGAGAAGGTCGTCAAAATGAAGTCTAAAGAGCAAGCTACGGCTCCTGCGACTGAAGAAGACCTTAGTGGATTAGTCAATAAATGGGGAACCAAGAAAAAATAGACTAACCACAATCACGGTGGGCTTCGGGTGGGAGTCCACCGTTTTTACCTGAAAGTAGCATAATGAAAACAATAGACTTTTTAAAGTCAGTTTTGGGAGACAATGGACTATACTGTGCTTGGGGGTTCAAAGGAAACAAAAGAGTACAGCAGTTCTACAAAACTGTAGAAGAATTAGAGACCGCTGCGTATGAATACGACAGAGACGGTTACGATATATACTATGCACTAGCTACCTATAGAGAAGCAGGTGAGCAGAAATCACCGGAGATGGTGCTTGGTAGAGAACAAAGCAACGTACAAGAAATGCGTTCTTTCTTCTTGGACTTAGACTGTGGTGAGAAAAAAGACTATCCATCACAAGAGGCGGCAGTCGGCGCACTAGAGGAGTTTCTTGTAGAGGCTTGTCTACCTGAACCTATACTGGTCAACTCAGGCAACGGTGTACACGTATATTGGCCTTTAGATAATCCTGTGTCCCGTGAGGAATGGGAGCCAGTGGCTAACAAACTCAAACGTGTCTGTAGGAGACTGGGACTTAGGGCCGATCCTGTACGTACGTCCGATGCCGCTAGTATTCTACGCATACCTGCAACGCACAACCATAAGAGTAGCGTACCCAAAGAAGTAGTTGTGGTTGATGAAGAGATCACAGAGATAACCTCTCTTGAAGCGTTCAGCAGTACGCTTGCGCCAGACGAAGAGAATAAGACAGACGAGGGTTATACGTTTGGTTCGACAGATGCGTTTGCTCCACACAGAAGCAATAAAGAATACCTATTCGAGACTATCATGCACAAGACTATGGATGGTGTTGGGTGTAGTCAGTTAGGTTACATTGCATCATATCAATCGCTTATTGATGAACCTTTATGGGTATCAGGGCTGTCTATAGCCAAACACTGTAAGGATGCAGAGTATGCAACAAAGGCTATATCTGACGAACACCCAGACTATAATGAAGAGGTGCTGCAGAAGAAGCTTGAGGGTATCAGCCACAGACATACCTGCATAACCTTTGATGATAGACGCCCGTACGTATGCGGTGGTTGTCCACACTGGGGCAAGATACGGTCACCAATAGATCTTGGAGAATATATAGCAGAGGCAGAACCAGAACCAGATATACCCACGTACCCCGCTCCGTACTTCAGGGGTAAGAATGGTGGCGTGTATAAAAGGGTGCAAGATGCTGAAGGTAATCCAGAGGATTTAGAGATATATAAAAACGATCTCTTTATAACAAAACGGCTACTTGATCCTGATCAAGGAGAGATAGCTGTATATAAACTGAAGCTACCTAAAGACGGCGTGAGAGAGTTTAGCATACCGCTATCTTCTGTGTCGTCTACTGAAGAGTTTCGTAAGAACATGTCTGCACAAGGCGTAACAGCTATGGGAGCAGGACTAAAGTTATTGATGGAGTATTCTATGAGATGGGTTGATGAATTACAAACACAAGGGCCAGCAGATAAAGCGCACCAACAGTTTGGGTGGACAGATGATACACTAGAGGAGTTCGTACTGGGCGATCGACTGGTGGTAGAAACAGATATAAAGTTTAGTCCACCGTCTGCAAAGACTGCGGGGTTGGCAGGTGCGTTTGTTCCCGCAGGGACTGCCGATAGATCAAGAGAGATGTTTAACTTTTATAGACAAGACGGGTTTGAGCTACACAGATTTATTGTCGGTATGGGTTTCGGTACTGTGCTAATGCCTATGACAGGCATAAACAGTATGCTCATACATCTGTTTGGTGGCACGGGCGTGGGTAAAACTACGGCTCAGATGATGGCACTATCTGTGTGGGGTGATCCCATGTCGTTGATGAATCAGAAAGAAGATACCTACAACTCTATGATGAACCGTGGAGAGGTTTTACATAATATACTTCTGTCTATAGACGAGATGACAAACATAACAGGGTTAGAGTTCTCTAAGTTAGTGTATCAACTATCTGGCGGTAGGCAGAAAAACAGACTTACTGTTAGCGGAAATCAGGAAAGAAGAAGGGGTAGACCTTGGGAGTTACTCAGTATTTCGTCAGCTAACATAAGTGCATGGGAACTACTTAGGCAGGGCAAGGCCGAACCTAAAGCAGAAATGCAACGGCTCTTAGAGATAGACGTACCTAGTATGATCAAACCTGATCCAAAACTAAAGATTGTCACAGATGCTTTGTTTGAAGACGTAAAGAAGAATTACGGATGGTTTGGTGAAGAATACATACAGTGGATAATAGCCAACAAAGATACCGTGCGTGGTTTGATGCAACAAGCTAGACAGAGAATAGACGAAGCGGCAGGGCTTACGTCTGAGAACAGGTTCTGGAGCGCAGGATGTGCGGCTACGATGGTAGGGTTACTCATAGCTTCTAAACTAGGTATTGTAGACTATCCTATGGATAAGCAGTTTGACTGGATTGTAGAGGTGCTACGAAAGCAGCGTAACACTGTGAATGATATAGGCGCGTCTGTGACTGAGACCATGAATGACTTTATCGCAGAGCATTGGAGTAACATTTTACATATACGGAGCAGTCAAGATAAGAGAAGTGATGGTGTAGAAGAGATAGTAATACCTGACTTCAATCCGCGATCTCTGGTTGCACGATACGAGACAGACAGGAGAAAGCTATATATTCGCCCGACACCTTTACGAGAGTGGTGTGCCAAACAACAGTTAAACTATGCAGAACTTGTTAAGAGCCTAAAAGCAGACATGAATGCAAAGCCAAACGTGGTCGTGCGGTTTGGTAAAGGTACGAAATTTGATATACCCCCATGTAAGGCACTTGAATTAGACTTTAGTATTGATAGCGCAAATGAATCAAAAAGTACTTAAAATAGATGATTTAAACCCAGATGGCGTTGGTATAAGCGTCAACTGGGACGCTATGGAAGTAGGTTACTCCGTGTTTGTGCCTTGCGTAAATACGGAAAAAGCGAAAGAACAGGCCAAGAATGTTGCAAAAATGAAATACTGGCAGATAGAAACGCGAGTTTTAGAGGAAGATGGCAAATTAGGCTTGCGTATTTGGAGAACTACATGATAGAGGAGAGTTATACATTATATAGATACTTCTTTACGATTTAGTACTATAGATTGTTCTCCCGACACTAGCCCCTACCAAGCGTAGGGGCTTTTTTAATTAAAGATAGTAGGATCTCCGTATCTCTCGGCTTGCTCTACTAACATGTTTTTTAACCTTGGATTTAAGGTGAGGCCATTGTATGCCCCGGCCCGCTGTCGTATTCTACTACGTATAGACTTGTCTATATTATCTTGTAGAATCGGATATCCCGGGTAACGTTGGTTATATTCTGCTATCCTTTGCGCCGCCCTTTGCATTCCTTCAATGTCCCCATCAAAGTACGCTCTAGCATACATGTTGTAGATTTGACGTCTTTTTCTTAGCACAGCCGCCTGTCTTCGCATGACCTTAGAGTTAGCTTCCATAGTAGCAGAATAGGACGCAGGGCTAAAACCAAAGAACTGAGCAACTAGATGTCCGTCTGCAAGGTCTTGAACGATTGGTTTACCATCCATAGTATACGCACCGCCCTCCCGTGCAAACCTAGCCGCTTTCTGCATATTCTTTATAGCTGCAGGGGATATGGTCTCTATACCACGCCTTAGTTTTTCTGTGTCTCCGTCAGCAGCGCCTTCTAGTATTTGATTTAACCCGCGCTCTGTATTCAAGGCTATACCTATGACAGGACCACCAAGTTGCTCTGCCATCCTAAATAGTATAGGCCAATCTCTGTCTATCATGGAATCTCTATAGATTAACTCGCTAAGTCCAACACGAGAAGATATATTAACACCTGTAAAGTAGTTTACAGCTCCTCTATACGGCCCTTCTTGTACGTAGGCACGTACCATTGTCTTTGCATCATCATCTTCTCCGCCGGGGTCCATTCCCATAGAAGCCATGATCGTGTCTGCAACTGTTGTTGCTAATCCAAATCCGGGCATACCATATACACCTGCCAATAGACCAGATGTTCCATACAAACCTATTAGTTGAAATAACGCCATACGTCGGTCTGCAGGAGACCCTTTTGTTATTTTCATAACCATCTCGGTAAGCATACCGATCATTGACACACCGTATCGTTTATACATGAATATGACCGCGCCTAAGTTCCTTCTGCCAAGTTCAGGGGCAGCGGCAGCGGCTATACCACCGTTTGTAGTCTCTGTATCATAAACTGCATCTTGTGCTGCTTTGAGCAGTAGGTCAGGATTAGCCCTTTGTTGTGGTGATAGTTTACTTAATGCCCCGCGATATGCGGCAAACAAGGCTGCTTCTCTGTTTATACGTTCTGTGTGGTGTTGGATAAACCCAGAGAACTTATTAAACTTAGACCAGAAACCCCCCATCCTATCTACATCTAGTATCTCATGATCGAGAGATCTTTTGAACTGCCCTAGATCTACGCCGGTATCTATGAACACTTGCAGCTCTTCCGGGGTTATACCCATTTTGTTGAGGATACGTCTCTGTACACGTGTCAAGTTTCTGGGGTTCACGTTACTTATTGAATATCCCGAACCTACCTCAGTCTCAATAGCTTGATTGTTAGCATCTGTGCCATATCCCATAATTGTACGAGTACCGCCGCTATTTTTCATGAGAGACATAGCACCTTTTATGCCTCCCATTGTAGTCCTAATTCCATACTTACCGCTAAGATATGGAAGGGTAACTAGCGGTATTTGCGTTAAGTTAACGAGACCACCTGATATGTTCATACCCAGTGTCATGTTAAACCCAATGCCTGTCAAAGCTCTGGAGGTCTTACTACGTTCAGGTATTGGACCATCGCTTACAGTGTTGCGTAAAGAGTTGAGTAATTCGTTTTTGTTTATGCGGTTACCACCGCTCTCGTTCATCTCTTTCTCAACTTTGCTAAGTGCTTGTTGCATCTTTGCTTTATATTTTATGTTAACAGACTGCCGTATCAGAGACCTAGAGCGATCTGCAATAGCTTTCATAGAGTCTTCGTTATAGCCCATACGTGCCTTGATAAGGTCACCACCTTTACGCATTCTAAACGACTGTAGGTAAGATGTCTCAGGTAGAGTTTTGAGTATGACGTTCGCTATCTCATCTTTTGTCTCAGCAGTTAGCTCACCGCTACTCTCTAGTTTAGACATTAACTCATTAACAAAAGATGCATTTGGCGCACGTCTCATAAAACTTGTAGCATCTAGCTCTTGTGTAGATTCCACTTCCATAATGTTATTCAAAGCCTGATCAGTAGTTATACCAGATGTTTCAACGTAGTTTTTTATTGTTTGTGCAACGAAACTTCCTTCTGGAGCAGCTAACAAGTTCTTTTTAGCGTCTGCTACTATAGCTTCTCTGGCCCGATCCCTAGCCTGTTCTCCTTGGAACGAGTCTGAGTATCTTTCTATACGTCCTGTTACCGGGTCAATAGCATTGAGAGATAGCCAGTAATCTCCACCGTCACGTTGTAATGGGGTATAAGGCTCTAACTTACCCTTCTTTATAAGGTTGGTGTAGAAAGTATCTCGTATAGCAGCTCTAGATTGTTCAGGTACACCAGATGCCTCTAGTCGTGTGTCTATGGCTTTTATCAGATCTTCTACCAAACCTTTAAACATATTTTGAGACTGGTGATAAAGTCGTATAGGTTCACCTCTGTCTACACGCTGCAGTCTTTTGTAATCTTTTCGTATGATCTCATACACTTTGTACATGTCAGGAGAGTACTTATCTCTAGCTTCTCGCTCTGAGAGTGCAGGATTTACTTGATAAGAAGTACCTATGTTATTCAAACGGTTCCATGCAGCTATATTTTTCTTACTAGATTTGTTAGCCCACTTAACAATTCCATCATTCACTTGGTTTACTTTGTCGTATCCTGACTGGAGTTCTCCACCAGATTGGTTCACTAGGTTGTTTATATCTGCCGCACTCGGGGCAAACTTCTCAGCCATACGTGTGACGTAATGTAGGGGAGTAGCCTTGAGTACCCAACCCTTCACCGTGCCTAACTTGTCCTGACTCCAGTCTTTAGGTGTCTGTTTTGTTAACTCATCAAATTTATTATACGCATCTTCATTAAACGCAGGGCTATTTGTTGTTGCGTCTCGGAACAATCGATCTACTGCGGCAGGGTTGTGAGCAATCTGAAACAATGGAGGAGCATCTCTAGAAGTCGGTGCAGGTTCCATAAGTTTATATACAAGTGGATCTATCACCTCTAAGAGAGACTTTTGCACTGGGGGCTTACCGCCAAGCTCAAACCCAATCCTCTGGAATATACGACGTATTGCTTCTATAACTCTTTGATAGGCCGTGCCGTACCTGTTAGGGTCTAGTAGCTCAGATAGAGTAGTTCGCATCTGTTGGTTAGAAGGTACTTCAGCGATAAACTCATCAAAGTTATATGCACTGGGGAAAGCTTCTTTAACATCGTTATATATTTTACGTAGTGTTAGTACGGGTGCGGATTGTGGGTTGTTTGCAATATATGAAGACATGACAGCGTGACCTACCTCATGTAGGAACGTATGTTCTGTCGTAGGTACATTTGTATTAAATGTTATTGTGTTTGTTCTGGGAGCAAAGAACCCTGCAATCTGTTCGCCCTTATCTTCAAAACGTACTTGCGTGTTCCCCGCGTACTTAGCAAAAGTCTTTGCAAACATTCTAGAGGCGGGATCTGCATCTGCAGCATACTGCCTTAATGCATCGACTAAATTGTTGTCCTCTAACATAGTCATAACTGTAGGATCTAAAGGCCGATTTCGATCCGTAACAAACTGAGTAAGGAGGGCATCTTTTTTGTTAAACAAGTCTGGGAGACCTAGAGAGCCGTCTCTGTCTTGGGTTAGGTCTTCGTAGGTAAGCCCTTCTCCCGGATACAGACTTGCTAGTAAATTTTTATCTTCTCTAATCTTTGCCCGATGAGCGTTTCTAAAGTACTCTAGTTTTGCTATTGCATTTTTAGTTAGATCGTCAGATTTTAGAGATTGAGCGTCTTTAAAGTTTAATGAACGTTCTTCTGCTTTTGTAAGAAAATCTGTCCTGTCTAGTTTAGATAGCGCAGACTCTGCATCTACATCTACTACCTTTGTGCTTAGTGCTTCTATTTCTGGGGATAGTGTGACAGGAGCTTCTAACCTTCGTTCTTTTTCGTCTTTTGCTTGCTCTCTTTCTAACTGATCGTCTAGAAGTTCTCTTGCCTCTGCTTCATCTTTCTTTACTTTAGCCGCCATTTTTTCGGCTTGTGAAGGTTTAGGCTTACCATCTTTAGTGTGTGAATCTGCAAACTTAGTATCCCACTCAGCCTGTGCCGCTACAGATTCAGGATCACGACCAACAGGTCTAGGTTCTACATCCTGTAGCTTTGTTTTAATTTTGTATTGCTTACGACTTTTTGGGTTTAGACGTTCTAGTACATCAGCTTTCTGTTCGTTGTAACGCTTAGTGGTTTCAGGAGCTAAGTTATCAGTGACCCACTTCTCTGCTAATTTTGCTGTATCCTGATCAAAAGGTTCTGCAAACGCAGCGGCACGGGCGGCTTGACCTTGTCCAGACTGCTTGGTTATCTCCACCCCACCAAGTGTCCCTTTTACAGCCGCAGGGACGGTATCGCTTACCCTTACCTGTGTACGTGAGGCTATCTCATCTAAGGCTGTCTCAGGTCGTTCAAACCGCTCAAAGAAAGTAAATGCGGCTTGTTCTTCAGGAGTTAGAGCAATCTCGTCGGGGTCATTACGATGTTCATGTCTTCTTGCTAGGCTGTTGAGCTTTAAAAGATCTTTATTAGTAAGATAGTTCTCTGGACTCGATGCTTCCCTATCACCAACAAGCTCATCATGGAAAGCCCCAAGCTCTGGGTTTCTTGATTTCCATCCATAAAATTTTAATGCAATAGCATCGCGGTTTCTCTCCTGCAGTATCAGATCATTCTGCAATCCTGCAGGGTCGTTGGGGTCTATAAACCTAGTACCTTGGTTACCGTCAATAATTGTGGGCTGTGCTAACAAGGTATCTGTTGTTACTTCGCTGAATTTATTCTTGCGTTTACCTGCAGAAAGCGTCCCCTCTATACGTGTTTCTGTGTCTTTGCCTTTTTCTTTTTTATCGTCTTTAATCTCAGACTTGTCTGTAGCTTCTTCTGTAGTGTCATCTAACTCTTCATCGTCTTTCTTACGGACCAGACCACTCATATCTACAGACTCGTCCTCGTCTGTGACTTCTTCTGTCTCTTCCTCTTTGGCTTCTTCCTCTACACTTTGTACTTTAGCTTTAGTTTTTATATCATCGGCTAGTGTATCTGAGCTATCTCCTGTTGTGTCTGTAGCACCATCAGTAGACAGCACACCTCCTCCCACTGGTCCATCGTTAGGTGATACAACGCTCTCGGCACTCTCAGCTCCACGTTCATCCCCTTCGCCTCTAGCCACGCTAGATTCACCACTTCCATCGCCTGTTCCAGTTCCTTCGCTGTCAGTGTCATCTGCGGCGGTATCAGTTGCATCGTCTATCTCCTGCTCTTGTGTTTGACTACTTGCCGAAGCGGTAGAGCCTCCAATAGTTTCGTTAAAGCTAGTAGTGCCACGCGCTCGTCCGGGTCTTACTAGGTCAACCAAGAACTGCACAGTACCACCTGCGGCTCCGCCATAACCCGCTGCTTCTAAGTTACCCTCTCCAAGCTCTTGTTCTAGATTATATCCTTGTTCTATAAGGTTCTGCAGTACGTTTGCCGCTGTTTCTTGTGCGCCCTCTATACCACCCTGTGCAAGCGCACGTTTTATGCGATTAAGTCCACCTGTGTTTCTTATACGCCTTAATATAGGGCCGCCAAGGGGAATAAGCTCGGTAGCGCCTACACCTGCGCCTTGTAGTGTAGATAAGTCTCGTTCTTCTTTAGTAGCACCTGCAGCTAACGCTCTTTCACTTGCCTCACCACTACCCGCTGTAACTGCCGTACCAAACGCTAACGGTATACCAATTCCGGGTATAAATGCAGGGGCATACGTACCTGCTACAGATCCTAACGTCTCACCAAACTTACCTGCTTTTGAGTCTTCTAGGCCAATGTCCGGTTGTATTTTTCGTTGTACGCCGTAAGACAGACTACGAATAAACTCTCGTGCAGACATCTCTGTGTCATCTTCTAAAGGTAATAGCGCTGCAGTACCAAGTGCTGAAGTTTCTGCAAGACCTATACCGCCTCGACCTATACCTTTGAAGAACTCACCTACCTGATTAGAGAATCCAGAACCCTCGTCTGTAGGTGATACGCCATATTCAGATCTATATTCCTCTATAAACTGTGCATCGTTTTGCCTGATTATAGAATCTATCTGCCGTTGTTCGTCTGTAGTGGGTTCATCCCCAGCGATAGTAAAACTGTATTTACGTCCGCTAAGTTCACTAGCTTGGATGACGTTACCCATGTAGCTACCCCGTCAGATTATAGCTTGCAAAAACTTCGTTACCCGCAGGTATGCTTCCAAGAGATGCGGTCATTATCATTGCGTTTAGCTGATCGTCTGTCTCTTTAATCGCTTGTCTTAGTTCTTTAACTCTATCCGCAAATTCTGCTCTTGGTGTAGTACCCATAGGAGCTAATCTTTCAAGCTGATCTGCTAGTTCTTCCCTTCGTGCGAGTAGAATACGAGAAGATAGCGTTGCTCCTGATATTGCAGCTCTATTTGCAGCGGAGGCTTTAGCTGCATCTATACGACCTTGCAGTGCAAGTACCTGTAGTTTGTTCTTGTTGTAGCTATCTTTACCTTTTTGTAGGGTTTTTGTCCCTGCTTTTATAGCTTTACCAACGCCCTCGCCAATCGTAGCAGAAGGCATCATAAGTGCTGCACCTGCGTTAGCCAAAGCCATAGCTTTATCAAACTCTCTATCTTTCTCTAGACCACTAAGGTATTCAGACAACGCTACACTAGATGCTCCAGACTGCTTATCTATAGCACCTTGTTGTTTATTAAGCAGCTCCATTAGTTTGTCTATCTGTGACTGAGTAGCTGTATCTGTCGCACCTTGCTCTTCTTTTAGCTGTTCCGCTGTTGCTTTATCTATTGCTCTAAAGTCTATTGGTTCGCTACCAACACCTAGCGTATCAGAGTCAAATGCTGCTGACTCCTTGTTAGTCCGTCGTCTTGTAATCTCATCTGATATAGCTGTAGCAGTGTCATCAATAAGATCTAAACCCTTCATCCCAGCTTTTTTAGCAAACTCAATAATATCTTCTTGTGATAGATTGCTTATGTCTCTACCCAAGCCTTCAAGATACATTTTAGATCTTTCAAAAAGAGAAAGAGGGAGTTGTGGATTAGCTAAATTTTCTTCTCTAAGTCGGGCTGCGTTCTCTAAATTCATAGCCATTGTAGCTTCAGGAGTATTTCCACCGGGTATACCTGCCTGTTGATTTTTTAGTGTTTGTTCAAACAATGTCCCAAGTTCAGGACCATATACATCAGTGCTACCGTATATCTCACTAGGTGGCGTGTAAGTGTCAGATCTAAGAAACTGCAAAGCCCGTTGATTTAAATTAGATATTGCTTCTGATCGTAAATCATTCCCTTCAGGAAAGAACTCTTTGTCCGTAGTAACTGCACCAAGGGCTTTTGGATCATTAAGAGTATCATCTCTAACCCTTTGTTTGACTACGTCGGATAATCTCTCATCGCTTTGCACTTTGTCTAAAAAATCAGCAATGCCCGATGTACTTGGGTCACTGAGAGTGTTTGTGAACAGCTCTTTTTTTGCAGCTCCTTCTAAGCGAAACGGGTCTTGTGAGACAACAGTGGGCGCTGCGGGGATAGCTTGTGTATCTAACCCTAACCCCAATCCTGCGCCTGTCTTTATTTTATCATCCACTGTAGAAATTTGAGGTGCGGTGATTAGGTCCGCTGCTGTGCGCTGACCTACTACAGGTTTATTAGGACCACCAACCATTGGATCGCCAACCTGATCAAGGGGGCGAGGGAGTTTATAAGTTCCAGTTATAGGAAGTGAGGGTGTGCCTTCTGCAAATAGTGATGCGGCTATGCTAGGGTCTCCTCCAGCTTCGACTGGTTTTTGTGCTTCATCAAGAGCAGCCTGTCGAGCCATTTTAATAACATTTAATTCTTCTAAACTAAGCTGCTCTGCTACTTTTTCTCTGTCATCAAAGGTATAAGCAAAATTAGGGTTAATCCTAGGAAGATTTCGTTGTAACCAATTACCATGTTTTTTAAAGAGTTTATCTGTTTGCCTATCTTTTAAGGTTTGCGCCATGTCAAAAATTACACGGGCTTCATCATCCTCAAAAAGAGTGCCTATAGCGTTTAGAGTCTTGTACGCGGTGTCTAGACTTAGGTACGCCCCTGCCCCCGCTATTAGATTTAATGCTTCTAAACCTGTTAATTTTGCTTCTTTTAAAACCTTTTTGACGCTTTTACCTACTTGTATCTTTTTAGATATCTCTAAAGCCCTTGCAGCATCTGGGGGTATTGTCTCCAGTGCTTCTAAGGCTGTCATTTCAGGTTCTTGTGCTACTCGTGGCTTACTAAGCCCTGCTACATCATATGATGGTGGACTCATCAAAGACATAATATTACTCATTATCGAGGGTGGCTTACCTGCCGTTTGCATTTTAACCACACCGCCTTCTGCCATTTGTCTGACGCCTGTATTCTGTGTATTGTCTGTCTGCGCGTTCATGGCACTGGCTAATTGCGCTATACCACCTCGTGGCACTCCTGCAGCGTTAACAACTTCTTGAGCGACAGTCGTTGTATTATCAGCCGCTTCTCTTCGCGCTTGATCGTCAGTCATTCGCTTTCTACGGTTTAACTCACTAAGCACGAGAAACTGTGGGTATGTGCCACTTTGCATTGCCATAACGAGTTGTTGTTGAGATAGATTTTTTAGGTCGTCCTGTTGTTGTATAATATTTCGCATCACATCATCCCACGATAGAGACCTAACCCTGCTATACCTGCACCTAGTGCTTGTTGTAGTGGGTTGTAGTTTTGGAAGTTAGCTATTTCCCTATTAGGTTGTATAGGCACACCCTGTAGTATGTTGGATAAGAACCCTAACTGATCTTTGTTAAAGTTTTGTTGCGTTAAGAAGTCTTGATAGTTCATATCTAGACCCGCCTGTTGTTCGCCAAGCTGTGCTTTACCTATACCTTCAAGGAGTTGTGCGCCTTGAATGTCACCTGCTCTACGAGAGCCACCCATTGTAGCTAGCTGTCCAAGACCTGTCATACCCACAGATCTGTCTGCATCAAAACCTGCTCTAGCATCTCTAAAAGCTGCTTCTCTACCTGCGGCATCTATATCGCCTAATTGTTGCTGTAATCCTTCTTGAGCAAGGTAGTCAGCAACTGCCGCTCTAGACCCACCAAACGCACCTGCATTCACTGCATCTGCTGCTCTGGCTGCACCCATGCGGTTAAAGTCTCTTATTGCGGCCTCTTTCTGCCTGTCAACAACCGCCTCCATATACGGGTTCATATAGTCTTGGGCCACTTGCCCAGTAAACTGACCGCGTCGTGATATATCTCGTATACCACCGATTGCTTCGTCTAACTCAGGAAGCCCCCTACCCGCGATATTTCTAACCATATTTCTGGAATCAGCTATATCGGCTATGCTTTCAGAATCAACTAACCTTTGGCCTTGAAAAGGTTGATACTGATTAAGGGACTCAGCCTCTGTACGCTTTAACAGATTATCTACATACGGACGTGCATACTCTGGTAGCTCAGTAATCTGCGTCTGTGTGCTAGATTGTGCTTGTTTATTACCCTTGCCCATTAGCTTAACTCCATCTTATAAGCAATATAGTCTGGCTTCCATCCATACTTTCTAAGCCAACGACCCCAACCTTTTCTACCATAACCCTCTAAGTATTTGCAGTTATGAATTTTAGCATAGTGAGCTATTCTTTCCTGTGCCATAGATAACCACTCTTTCATTCTTGTACCACCTATCCAATCCATAGCCATAGCGTTGCCTTGTGGATATTCAATAAGTCTAGTTGTTATAGCTGCTACAATATCATCATTAGCGGTATCTATAACAACCCACAACACCAACTCATCTTTTAGTATGCAGTCTAGTACATCATCTACTTCGTACTTACCTTTTGCTGTGTTAACTGACTTTTTTAATACTTTTGCTACGCTAGGCCATATACCTTTGACATAATCCTTGGGTATTGGAGAGAATATCAGACCTGTCTGTACATCTTTCATGATAAAGCGGTTCTCATAATATTTTCAGCGTCTATTTGTTTTGGTTGTTCAGGAGAGCCAATAGCTGCTTTTCTTACTTCTTCTCGCATCTTGTCTAGTTTCTTTGCCCCTGCATCGCTAGAGCCATTACCAATTATAGCAACTGTTGGAGCATCTACCATGTACTCGTCTTTACTGGCTAGTAAGTCTCGTTTTCCGTCTATGGTTGCAGGCACTGAGTCGCTCATGCCGTCACCACCGCCTTGTATTTGCCCATCCATCTTTCCAGTTATATTATCATACTCACCGTCACGTACGTCCGTAACTAAATCTTTTAGTGCCTCTTCACCGTATTCGTTTACAAACATAGCTAGTGCTATAGATGCTTGTTTTTCAGGCATATTTCCTTTTAAGGCGTTTACAGCGTTTACGATGATGTCTTTTTCGTTAACGTCAGACATACCCATCTGCTCTTCTGGCATGTCTGGCATATCCCCACCCTTGGCAAAAGTAGCTATACCGCCCTCAGACAGCATCGTAGGGTTTACATAGTCTGCCATACCGCCTTGGTTTAAGAACCGTGTTTGTAATTCTGCAGCGGCGGGGTTGCGGAACCCGTAGTTAAATTCTGGGTCCACACCCGGCCTGTACCCTGCAAAAGGTGTATTTATATTTTGTTGGATGGGTACTGTTTCTCTTGGTTTAAAGGGCGGTCTTGCTGTATCACCACCTTGTTGATTAGAGGCATCGGCAAACATTGCACCCCCTGCTGTACCTGCTGCAGCTAGTGGATTTGCTGCCGCTGTTTGAAAGCCTTGTTGTAAAGCGGGCATCAGTTTTTGTCCTGCTGACTGAAAGCCTTCTTTTCCAAAGCCTTTATCGAATAGCGTAGTTGCAACTCTATCTTCAGGAACCATTAATTTAGCCCCAAATCCTTCTTTAGCAAAAGGCTCAAACCCTTTTTGTAATGCCCTTGTAGCAGTGTCTGTTGCCGCTGCGCCGGGTGCAGTTACAGATGTAGCCACAGGTTTTGCTAGACCACCTAGTAACTTACCACCAAAGTAAGAAGTAAGACCTGTGCCTAGAGCTTCTTCAAAAGAATCCCCTTGTAGTAAACTACCAATTCCAGAGCCTATCGCTCCTGCCGCTACTGGGTTGGCTAGAAATGCCATACCTGTTGTACCTGCTAAACTCGGCAGTAGTGCTGAACCTAAAAAGCTACCTAAAAGGGGAAGTACCATGCTTATCTCCAACAAGTCTGTGTGTATAATAGCATCTGTGTGCTAAGATATCCACTCATAAATCTTCTTCGTTTCCTTCAC